AAAGGCAGCGGGGATTCGTTCTCGCTGCCTTTGTCACGGAAGGAGAACATACATGAAGTCCATTTCTATCGATCTTGAAACTCGGAGCAGCGTAGATATCAGCAAGAGTGGAGTTTACCGTTATGCAGAGGCAGAGGATTTTGCGATCCTGCTCTTTGCCTATGCCGTTGATGGAGGTGCGGTGGAGGTCATTGACCTCGCCAATGGGGAACGGATTCCGCAGGAGATTCTGGATGCGTTGATGGATGACAACATCATCAAGTGGGCGTTCAATGCCAACTTTGAACGTGTGTGTCTGTCGCGTTACTTGTCGGACTTGGGGATAGCTCTTGATCCATTTCGAGACAATCATCCGCTTTCCAAAGAGTGTGCCCGTTTTCTAAGTCCCCGCAGCTGGCGATGCACAATGGTCTGGTCTGCCTACATGGGACTGCCGCTCTCACTTGCCGCCGTTGGCAGGGTGTTGGGATTGGAAGAACAGAAAATGACCGAGGGTAAGTCTCTGATTCGCTATTTTTCTACGCCTCCGTTCCACGAACCCACAGGCGAGAAGTGGGAACTCTTTAAGTCTTACAACCGTCGCGATGTGGAAGTGGAGATGGCAATCCAGAAACGCTTGTCCAAATACCCTGTACCGCAGTCGGTGTGGGAGGAATATGTGCTTGACCAAGAAATCAATGATCGTGGCATACGGCTTGATATGCCGCTCGTGGAGAATGCCGTCCAGATTGACGCGATTACAAAAGAGAAGCTAACACACAAGCTGAAAGAACTGACCGGGCTTGAGAATCCGAACAGCGTGGCGCAGATGAAAGAATGGCTCAAAGAGCGCGGTGTCGAAACGGAGTCACTCGACAAGAAGTCCGTGACAGCTTTGCTCAAGATCGCCCAGCCTCCTATCTCTGATGTATTGGTGCTCCGTCAACAGCTTGCGAAATCCTCGGTGAAGAAATATCAGGCGATGCAGGATACCGTTTACTCGGATGGCAGAGCACGAGGAATGTTTCAGTTCTATGGAGCGAACCGTACCGGGCGTTTTGCGGGACGCATCGTGCAGCTGCAAAATCTTCCGCAGAATCATTTCTCCGACCTCAAGTGCGCCCGTGATCTCGTGCGACAGGGGAACTATGCGGCACTCGAAATACTCTATGATTCTGTCCCAGACGTTCTGTCGCAGCTGATTCGCACAGCCTTTATCCCTGAAGAGGGCAGAAAATTCATCGTTGCAGACTTTGCTGCCATCGAGGCACGGGTATTGTCATGGCTTGCCAAGGAGCAATGGCGCATGGATGTTTTTGAGGGTAACGGCGACATCTACTGCGCCACAGCGGGCAGAATGTTCCACTGCAACGTGGTCAGGCATGGCGAGAACGGGCATCTTCGGCAAAAAGGAAAGCAGGCAGAATTGGCCTGTGGCTATGGCGGCTCCGTCGGTGCGCTGAAAGCGTTCGGGGCGTTGGAGTCTGGGATGAAGGAAGAGGAACTAAAGCCGCTCGTGGATGCTTGGCGTTCGGCAAATCCGAACATCGTAGCGTTCTGGTGGGCGGTCGACCGAGCCGCAAAGGACTGCATCAGGGAACGTAGCACGAAGGTTACGCACGGAATCCGGTTCATCTATCAGGGCAGCATGATGTTCATTGAGCTTCCGAGCGGTCGCAGACTCTCCTATGTAAAGCCGCGCATCGGAGAGAATCAGTTTGGTGGTGAGTCCATTACCTACATGGGGCTGGATCTTTCGAAAAAGTGGGCGCGGATCGAATCCTACGGTCCGAAGCTCGTGGAAAACATCACGCAGGCAATCAGCCGTGACATTCTCTGTTATGCCATGCAGACGCTGCGAACGATGGATATTGTCGCGCACGTCCATGATGAACTCATCATCGAATGCGACGAGCGAGTCTCCCTTGCTGCCATTTGTGAGCAGATGGCGCGAACCCCACCTTGGGCAGAAGGGCTCCTGCTCCGCGCCGACGGTTTCGAGTGCCAATTCTATCAGAAAGACTAATTTCCATCCTCCTGCAAAAATCAGGAGGATTTTTGGTGACCAAAACCTCCCGGTTCGTCCTCTTACTGATGAGAGGAACTAATCAGTTTTCAAAGGGAGGAAATCTTATGTTCTATGTTAAGGAAAACATCAATGACGCTCTGGAGGTCACGGTGGAAATCAATGACGAGAATGTCTTTTGCCATTGTCCGCGCTGCGGAGCAGAAGTGCCCGTTGATCTCAACGAGTTCTTCGGCGATGCGGAGTTTGACCTCTTCGGTACGGCGATCTGCTGCACGGAATGCAGCCGAAAGATGCGGTGTGAGAAATGATCGAGCGCAGAAACCACGAGGGCTATGCCGACCCTACGGCATACGCCGCTCTGACTAAGGTAAGCCGGGAGGGCAGATTTGTTTATATCTGCTCTCCCTATCGGGACAATCCGCGCGTCAACGTCATGCGGGCGCGACAGTACTGTAAGTTTGCTGTCAGCAGGGGGCGCATTCCGATTGCCCCACATCTGTATTTTCCGCAGTTCCTGTCAGAGATCGACGAGCGCGGAAAGGCGATGCTCATGAACTTCGAGCTTATGAAGCTGTGCAGCGAGGTCTGGGGGTTCGGCGAGAGGATCACCGAAGGCATGGAAGCGGAGATCGCTCATGCCGAGCGGCTGCAAAAGAATATCCGCTATTTCACAACGAAGTGCGAGGAGGTTTCGCCATGAAGGTGATTGAGACAGAATACAAGGGCTATCTTTTCCGTTCACGACTGGAGGCGCGATGGGCAGTGTTCTTCGATGCCTGTGGCGTCCGATGGGAGTATGAGCCGGAGGGCATCATCCTCAGTGATGGTTCATGGTATCTTCCGGATTTTTATCTTCCCGATTTTCACTGTTACTTCGAGGTGAAGAGAAACAGTGCCAAAGGGACAGATGAAGGGGAAAAGGCTATCTGGAAAATATCAAACGGTCAGTGGACCGATGATTGGGCGGGTATCATCGCCTTTGGCGATCCTATGGACGATGACCTTTATATCTTCTGTCAAGAAAGTAACGACGGCAGTGCCGGCTGCTACGATAACCCCGTAACAATTGGTCTCCATCCGGAGACACGAGAGCCGTGCCTCTTTGCCTATAACGACAGGCGTGACCGCAGTTTCCTGACGACATTCAGCGAGAACTCCGAGTATATCCCGATGGAAACAAACGAATACGGAAGGTACAGCTATAAGGACTTCGTGAGTGCGCGAGTTTACGAAGCTAGGAAAATCGCGAGACAGGCACGTTTCGAACACGGCGAGAGACCGAGGAGGTACAGATGAGAGACTTGGCGATTGCCTACGGAAATAGCCGTCAGGCAAAGAATTGGGTGAATAAAACCATTCGGTACGAGGATTTGAAGGCGCGGCTCAAGGTCACCATCCGCACAGCGGAATCTGCGGAAGAATACGAAAAGATGTCAAAGGCACAGAGAGATGCGGCAAAAGACCATGGCGGATTTGTCGGCGGGGCGCTGAAAGGCGGTCGCCGCAAGGTCGATGCCGTGGAACTGCGCTCGATGATCGCGCTGGACGGCGACCGTATTGACAAAGCGTTCCTTGATGCCTATGAACAGAACGCGCCGTACACGTCGTGCCTTTACACCACGCATTCCAGTACGGAGGCGAATCCGCGCGTAAGACTGGTGTTCCCGCTGCTGCGGGATGTCACCTCGGAGGAGTTCGTGGCAGTATCTCGGTATCTGGCGCAGATGCTGGGCATCGACTTTTTCGATGAATGCTCCTATCAGCCGAATCAGCTGATGTACTGGCCGTCCTCTCCGCAGAACGGCGTATTCGTTTTCAAGGAAGTGGAAAAGGAATGGCTCGACCCGGATGCAATCCTGTCGGCGCACCCGGAATGGACGGATCCGACGAGGCTTCCCACATCCTCCCGTGAGAGCAAGGCGAATCAGGTTACGCAGCAGAAGGTGCAGGATCCTCTTGAAAAAGAAGGCACGGTCGGAATCTTCAATCGGGTATTCTTTCCCGTCACTCGTGCTCTTGAAACCTTCCTTTCCGGCATATACGAGCCGACCGAGAGCGAAAGCCGCTGGCACCTCATCGCATCCGACAGCATTGCGGGCGTGGAGATCAAGGATGAAAAGTTTGTCTATTCCCACCATGCGAAAGACCCGGCATATCTGAAACTCTGTAATGCCTTCGATATCGTCCGCATCCACAAGTTCGGTGATCTGGATGATAAGGCATCCTTCCGCGCCATGTGCGATTTTGCCATGCAGCAGGATGAGGTCAAGATCGTGGCGGCAAACGAGCGACTGAGTGAGGCAGAAAAAGACTTTGCGGAATCTGTCGATGACGAGTGGAAGAAACGTCTGCAGCGCAATAAGAACGGTGTACTGGAAAACAACCTCCACAATATCCGGCTTATCATGGAGAACGATCCGTACATGAAGAACATCGTGTTCAACCAGCTGGCGGACGGCATGGAGATTCGCGGCGCGGTTCCGTGGAAACATCCTGCGCGGTTCTGGCGGGATGCGGACGATGCGCAGCTCATCTGCTATATTGACGCAAGCTACGGATCCTTTTCACAGAGAAATTATGACATCGCCGTGACCAAGGCGGCGGATGACCGTTCCTACCATCCGATCAAGGAATATTTCGACGGTCTGCCTGTGTGGGACGAGATGCCAAGAGTGGATACCGTCCTGATTGATTATCTGGGTGCGCAGGACAACGCCTATGTTCGCGCTGTGACCAGAAAGGCACTTTGCGCGGCATATATGCGTATCTATCATCCCGGCATCAAATTCGACTACATCACAGTGCTCAACGGAAATCAGGGCATCGGGAAATCCACGCTGATCGCCAAACTCGGCATGGAGTGGTTCGCCGACAGCCTGACGCTTTCCGACATGAATGACAAGACGGCAGCGGAGAAGCTGCAGGGCTACTGGATTCACGAGATCGGTGAGATGGCAGGTATGCGTAAAGCGGAGCTTGAGAAGGTGAAGGCGTTTGTATCGAGGCAGGATGATAAGTACCGCGCCTCTTTCGGCAGACGGGTCACACCTCATCCGAGACAGTGCATCTTTTTCGGCACGACCAACAGCGAGAACGGGTATCTTCGCGACATTACGGGAAACCGCAGGTTCTGGAACGTCAAGGTTACGGGTGAGGGGAGAATGAAGCCTTGGGATCTTGACCAAGAGACGGTGGATCAAATCTGGGCGGAGGTCATCGTTCTTTCCAATGCCGGAGAGGAACTGTTTCTCGACCACACCTTGGAGGACTATGCCAGGAAGGAACAGTCCGAGGCGATGGAGCAGGATGACCGCGAAGGTCTTGTCGCACGTTATCTCGATATGCTTCTGCCGGAAACATGGGACACGATGGACGTGCATCAGAGAAGGGATTATGTGCAAGACCCGGACGGTCTCCTGAATGCCAAAGGAACGATGCACCGGGAGACCGTTTCCAACATCGAGATATGGTGCGAATGCTTCGGCAAAGCGAAGGAGGACATCAAACCTGCGGACAGTTATGCCATATCTGCGATTATGACAAGGCTTCCCGACTGGTCGCGTCCTGAAACGAGGCGGCGCATTCCGATATACGGTCTTCAGCGGCTTTATAAAAAGATGTGACAAGACGGTGTGACAAGGTGGTTCGTGTGACAACGCAGGTAAAAGTTGTCACACTTCCATCGCCGTGTTTCATGGCAGTTATGACGATTTGTGACGGACAAGACAGTAAATTCTATATAAGAGAAAAACAGTAAATATATACCCATAAGGGGAAAACGCACACATATTCGCGCGTATAGGATTTTTAGTCACTGTCGTCACGGGGGAAAACGATGAGAGAAAAAGACATTGAGCAGGAACTTGCAGCACGAGTCAAAGCGATGGGCGGCATCGCACCAAAGTTTACCTCGCCAGGATTCGATGGGATGCCTGACCGACTAGTGCTTCTGCCGCATGGCAGGATGGGATTTGTGGAACTCAAAGCACCGGAAAGAAAGCCGAGACCACTTCAGATGGCACGGCACAGGCTGCTTCGGCGACTTGGATTCAAGGTGTATGTGATTGACGAGATAAATCAAATTGACAGCGTATTGGAGGAAATCGACCATGAATGAACTTACGGTATTGGAACACAACAGCATCCGTGTCATGACCACGGAGCAGCTTGCCGAGGCGTATGGATGCAGGGCAATTCATATCCAGCAGAATTTTAAGAACAACAGGGAGCGATTCGTTGAGGGGAAGCATTACTTCAAACTTGAAGGTGCTGATCTCAAGGCTTTCAAGGACTCACTCGAAAATATCGAGTCAGTTGTCGGGAGTCGCGCACCGTCTCTGATTCTTTGGACGAAACAAGGCGCGGCGCGCCACAGCAAGATGCTGGGAACCGAGCGGGCATGGGATGTTTTTGATGAGCTGGAAGAAAGCTACTTCAACCCTATGAGGAACATGACACCCGAGGAATTCCTCCTCTACAGTGCACAGCGGATGGTGGAGCAGGCAAAGGCGATCAAGGCAGCAAATGCGCGTATCGACAAGGTGGACGAGCGGCTTCTTGAGGTCGAGTCCAAGCAGATGACGATCGATGAACATCACTACACCATCATCGGTTATGCCAATCTCACGGGAATCCGTGGCGTGAGTCGGGATGCCGCCGCAAGACTCGGACGCAAAGCATCGGCAATGTCCAGAAAGCAGGGGTACCACATCGGCAAGGAGTACGATGCAAAATATGGCATGGTAAACACCTATCATGTGGATGTGCTGCAGGAAGTGTTTCGGTAATGAATCCCGTTGAGATTGGAGGTGATGCCCTATGAAGTTCATACCGCACGATTATCAGCAGTACGCCATCGACTTTATCAAGAGTCATAAAACTTCCGCCGTACTCCTTGATATGGGACTTGGGAAAACGGTGATTACGCTTACAGCCCTCAATGACCTGCTGTTTGACCGATTCGAGATTTCTCGCGTTCTCGTTATCGCGCCGCTTCGTGTGGCGCGGAATACATGGCCGCAGGAGATCGGGAAGTGGGAGCATCTGAACCATATCCGTTATTCCGTTGCAGTCGGTACGGAGAAAGAGCGTCGGGAGGCTCTCCGTAAGCAAGCCTCCCTCTACATCATCAACCGAGAGAATGTACCGTGGCTCGTGGAGAAAACGGACTTCACCTACGATGCCATCGTGATTGATGAACTCTCCTCGTTCAAGAATTGGAGCAGCAAGCGATTCAAGGCACTCATGAAGATTCGCCCTCTTGCCAGTTGTGTCATCGGACTTACGGGAACGCCGTCCGGCAACGGCTTGATGGACTTGTTCGCAGAGTTCAAGGTGCTCGACATGGGACAGCGTTTGGGGCGGTTCATTACGAAGTACCGGCAAGATTACTTCGTGCCGGACAAGCGAAACGGACAGGTGGTATTCTCCTACGCACCCTTGCCCGGAGCCGAGGAGCGGATTTATGAGAAGATTGCCGACATCACCATCTCCATGAAAGCCGCCGACCATCTGAGGATGCCGGAGCTGATCGAGAGCGAATACAGCGTCCGCATGGATGAGGCTGAGAAGAAGATATACACCGAAATGTGCGAGCAGTTGGTTTTGCAGATGAAGGGCGATGAGGTGACGGCGGCAAATGCCGGTGTCCTGTCCGGGAAACTCGCACAGATGGCAAACGGGGCAGTTTACACTGACGATGGCACGACACTGCATATACATGATCGCAAGCTTGACGCCTTGGAGGACATCGTTGAGAGTATGACCGGCAAGCCGCTTCTCGTTGCGTACTGGTTTCGGCATGACGCAGAGCGCATCGAAAAGCGCGTGCCGTGCGTCCGACTGGATACGGATGATGCAATCGCCCGTTGGAATCGCGGAGAAATCCCCGTTGCCCTGATCCATCCTGCAAGCGCAGGACATGGGCTGAACCTTCAGAGCGGCGGTTCGACCTTGGTGTGGTTCGGCATTATATGGAGCTTGGAACTCTACCAACAGACCGTGGCACGGCTCTATCGGCAGGGACAGAACTCAAACACTGTGGTAGTGCAGCACATCATTGCCGAGGGGACGATTGACGAGAAAATCCTCCGTGCTTTGAAACGGAAGGACAAGACACAGACAGCACTGATTGAAGCTGTCAAAGCGGAGGTAACATCATGAACTATGAGATTCTGGCAAACGCCATCGTCGAACAGGCGGCGAAAGACTATCGGTGGGCACAAACGGCTCTTGCCAAAGACGCAGAGAATGTTGCGGCGGCAGCAATGCGTTCTGAGACAGAGCGGTTCTTCCGTTCTGCATGGTTCGGACAGCTGACGCGCATAGATGGAGAGTGGCTGCTTGAAAAGTTGGAGGGGGAATTTGCATGACGGCAAAAGAGTATCTCAGTCAGGCATGGAACATTGACCGACGCATCAATGATAAGGTCGCCCATGTGTCGCGGCTACGTGATATGGCAACAAATGTGAGCGCCGTCATCAGCGACATGCCCAAGAGTCCAAGTCCGAACAATCAGCGGATGGAGACCATCATTGCGCGGCTGACCGACACGGAGGACGAGATCAATGTGGACATCGACCGTCTGATCAATCTGAAACTCGAGATCATGAATACGATCTGGCAGGTCGCGGACGAAAACGCCCAGATGGTACTTGAGCGGCGTTACCACAGCTTCAAATCGTGGGAAGATATTGCAGCGGACATGAGTGTCAGCGTTCGGTGGGTACACAAGATTCATGGCAAGGCTCTGGATGAAGTTGAAAAAATTTTAGAAAAAAGACAGCATAGTTCATCCGAGTTCACATAAGTTCACAAAGGTTCACGTTGCGTTCATAGGGTTGACAGTGATATGATAGACTCAGCAAAAATAGGATATGGAATCAGCCTTCTCGGAGAAGCAATTCTCCGTGAGGGCTTTTTTGATGGAGAAACGCAATGCCGAGAAAACCGAAGCGTCCATGTCGCATGACAGGATGTCCGAATCTTACGGATCGAAAAAGCTGTTACTGTGAAGCGCACGAAAAAGTTATGCAGCGACACTACGAACGATTCACTCGTGGCTACGATCAGTACGAGAGGTATGGCAGCGCATGGCGCAGGATTCGTGATCGTCATTTGGCAGGGCATCCACTCTGCGAGTCCTGCAAGGAGCAGGGCATATACGTCCTTGCGACACTTGTGCATCACATCAAGCCGCTCGCCGATGGTGGCACGCATGACGCGGAGAATCTGATGTCGCTCTGCGTGTCTTGTCATGAGCGGATTCATCAACGTGGCAGAGCCACCCGCTAGCCCCCCAGGGGGGGGTCAAATCTCTAAAACCGCGCCAATCCTTGACCGGGGAGGGGGCGTACGCACAAAAACGTCGGTTCAAACGGGGTATTAAAGGAAGGGGGCGAGAAGATGGCGCGTGACGGTACAAATCGTGGTGGACGGCGCATCCGGGCGGGAGATAAACCCGAGCCACTCGCAGACAAGATTGCGGGCGGGCGCACGGCGCACATCATGGAGTTCCCTGTAACGGAGCTAGACGGCACAGACCTTGTGGATGCCGCCGACCTCTACGGCGAGGAAATGCCGACACCGAGCGAGTTTTTGTCAGCACGACAGCGGAACGGAAAGCCGCTCGGCGCGGATGAGATTTTCCGCGAGACATGGATGTGGCTCAAGGAGCGCGGCTGTGAGCGTCTCGTGAATCCACGGCTCATTGAAAGCTACGCGCAGGCATTTGCCCGCTTCATTCAGTGCGAGGAGGCAATGAGTCAATACGGGCTCATCGGCAAGCATCCGACCACAGGCGGGGCGATTGCAAGCCCCTTTGTCCAGATGGGGCAGGCATACCAGAAGCAGTCCAATCTGCTCTGGTATGAGATATTCGACATCGTAAAGCAAAACTGCACTACCACATTCAGCGGCTCCCCGCAGGAGGATCGGATGGAGCGGCTACTGAAATCGAAAAATGGTATATAAAAAGCAAGAAGTACACTTCTTGCTTTTTATATTGTATTAGATTTGTTAAATAGTTAGAGAAATAGTTTGAATGTTTTTGGTTAAGCTAATAAAATCATCTGCTTCATCCCTAAGTTCTGTAGAAACATTATCCCAAAATGCAAGTTTTGCAGTTATATTCTTTTTACGGATACCTTGAATGGAAGGCATAAAATCTCTATCTCCAGCTACTAAAATAAAAATATCTCCGTCTTCTGCTTTAGTATAAAGACATTCAGCAATTTGATGTACGAGTTCTGTATCAATCCCTTTTTCTTTATTCCCAGCATTACGAGGTTTACAGGCTACTTCAAAACCTTTATTTTCAGCACATTTCCATAGACTATCTGCACTCGGTGGGGTTGAGCCGACGAGTAAAGCCTTTTTAATATCGGTAAGATTTCCTTCCGTAATCAAATTTAACAATTTACCGAAGTCAATACGCCAATTATTATCCTTTATGTTGTTATCGTGTGCTTCAGCCATGTTATTTGCTTGCTTGTTAAATACAGCAGATGCATACTGTCCCTCAATCCATACGTTTGAGTTATCGACAAAGATATAATATCCCATACGATTATCCCCCTAAATATACTGAACCCGTTCAACACCTATAAAATTCTATAAAAACAGATTTTTTCCTTTGTGGAGTTAGAAAATTTTTAGGAGGTGTATATCTTGGGAAAAAACACATCTGAAATGCAGCTTGTCCCCATCGGAAAGCTCGTCCCTTATGTGAATAACGCCCGCACCCACTCGAAGGAGCAGATCACCAAGCTGCGTTCGTCTTTGCGGGAGTTCGGTTTTGTCAATCCCGTCATCATCGACCGAGAATTCAACGTCATAGCGGGACATGGAAGAATCCTCGCCGCGAAGGAGGAGAACATCGAGCAAGTTCCATGCGTTTTCGTGGATCATCTGACGGAAGCGCAAAAGAAAGCGTACATCCTCGCGGACAACCGTTTTGCACTAGATGCAGGATGGGATGAAGATATGCTGCGCGTTGAGATGGAAGCGTTGCAGGGGATGGACTTCGACATCTCACTCACGGGCTTTGACGAATTCGAGATTGCCGACCTGCTCTCACTGGATGATGGGGAGGTGCAGGAAGATGACTTTGATGTGGATACAGAACTCGTAAAGCCTTGTGTCGCACGGTCGGGCGATGTATGGCATCTTGGTAAGCACCGTGTCATCTGCGGAGATTCCACACTGCCGGAGACATACGAGCGTCTGCTTGGCGGCGAGAAGGTCAACCTCGTATGCACGGATCCCCCATACATGATCCAGCTTGAAAGCACATCGGGGAAAATCAAGAACGACGATCTGAATGATAAGGATGCCTACGATTTCCTGAAATCCGCCTTTACCTCATTCCACTCGGCGATGGCAACCGATGCCTCTATCTACGTTTTCTACGCAACAGCAAAAGCCCGCATCTTTCATGACGCTTATGAGGATGCGGGTTTTAAAGTTGGCGCAGGTCTGGTGTGGAAGAAAGACCGCCTTGTACTCACACGGACGGACTGGAAGTACATCCACGAGCCGATTATCTGGGGATGGCGTAAAGACGGTCGGCACAGATGGTATGGTGATCAGAAGCAGACCACTGTCTTTGCATTTGACCGTATCAAGGACTCGAAGAAGGACGGATGCGGACATCCGTCCTCGAAGCCCGTGCCGCTTATCGCATATCTCATCAAGCAGTGTACGCAGATGAACGGCATCGTTCTCGACGGCTTCCTTGGTTCTGCATCAACGCTCATCGCCTGTGAGCAGTTGAACCGTATCTGCTATGGCGTGGAACTTGAGCCGAAGTTCGTGGATGTCGCTGCTGAGAGGTACATTCAGAGCAAAGACGGGAATGCCGAAGATGTGTTTTTGGAACGTGATGGCGAGCGCATTCCGTATGCGGACGTGCCGAAATCGAAGGAGGAATCTTGATGCGTGTGTTTTTGAATCCAGGTCATGCCCCGGACGGGAATCCAGACCCAGGAGCGTGCGGATATGGGCTGCGGGAATGCGATGTGGCAAAGAACGTCGCAGACCTTGTGGCGGGTTATCTCGCTGCCGCAGGTGTTGAGGTGGTCGGAAATTTGCAATCCGACAGCCTACACGAAGTGGTCTCGGCTTCCAACTGCAGCGGTGCGGACGTATTCATCTCCATCCACTGTAATGCTTGTAATGGAGTGGCGCAGGGGACTGAGACGTGGCACTTCTACGGAAGCGGCGCAGGGGAGACACTGGCAAGCTGCATTCAGAACCAGATTGTCACATCATTGGGGACTACGGATCGCGGAACAAAGGGAGCGAAGCCCGGTGTCAACGGTCTGTATGTTCTGAGCAACACTGATGCGGTCGCTGTGCTCGTGGAGCTTGCGTTTATTGACCATGTGGGTGACGCAGAGCTTCTACGGTCGCAGCAGGATGAATTTGCCCGCGCCATTGCGCGTGGGGTAACGGATTATGAAGGAGCGTGTTGAAGATGAAACTGGAACACATTCAAAATGAACTGAAGAATCATGTAGGGGACTTCGTACGGACGGAGGCAAAGGAAGCGACCGTCCTCTGGCTGCATGAGAAGGGGCTTCCTGCGGTGCGTGAAGTGTCGGCGGCGTATACGGCGGCACTGAAAGAGAGTGCCGAGAAGGAGTCAGGATGGTGCAGATTCCGCGACCGCATCTTCCTGCCGCTTGTCATTGACGGGGCGATCTGGATGACGGGCAAGATGCTCGAGCGCATGACCACTCCTCATTCTGTGAAATGATAATACTCTGTGGTTTATCTCACTGAGGCTATGGGTGTATACAACACAATTTGCTTGCTAATTATCCCGGCTAGAGTGATGAATGTAATGACCAAAGTTCATAAAGGAGGTTTTCAAAATGAAGGTCAATTACAACATCCAGAAGGAAGAGCGCAAGGCGATGGTCGGGATCGTCGGCAAGGTGCTTGAGACGAAGCCCGTCTACTGCGGCGCACCGAGTTTTTCCTACAAGGTCGGCGCATTCGAGATCACGAAGGACGGCAGCCTTTGCTTCGACGATGCCGCAGACGAAGCGACTGTTACGCGTGTGCGCACGGCACTACGCGAGGCAGGTTTCACGTCCAAGGACGGCGAGAACGAGGCTTTCTGCGGGGACACAGGGGCGAATGAGCCGAGCCGACCGGAAGCGGCGGTGGAAGAGCCTAGCGAAGTTGATCCGGCAGAGGATAAGCTGACACCAACAGAAACGCCGGCAGAAGTTACTGCGATGGAGGAAGCTGTCGTCGCAGCAACCGATGAGGACAACCTTTCCATCAGTCTCCCACGCAGCCTTTTCACCGAGACGGCACTGCAGAATCTCGATGCACTCCTCCTGAGCAAGGGACGCCTGATTCGGCACGCCTTCGACATCCGGGAGGCAACCTACACGCTGACGGATGACCGCATCACCTTTGCATGGCTGCACGGCACGGTCACCGACGAGACGGCAAAGGCATACGCCGAGTTCATCAGCAAACTCTGCCAGATGGCACGGACGCAAAAGCGCGTCACGGCAAAGGAGAAGATTGTGGACAACGAGAAATACGCATTCCGCTGCTTCCTCCTGCGCCTTGGCATGATCGGCAATGCCTACAAAGAGTCGCGTAAGATTCTCCTGCAGAACCTCACGGGCAGCAGCGCCTTTAAGAGCGGACACCGGAAGGAGGCTGAGCATCATGCGGTTTCCGAGTAGAGAGCAGATCGCCGCACTTCGTGAGCAGTACCCGCGCGGGACGAAGGTGGAACTCCTCGGAATGGACGATCCGCAAGCCCCGCCGCAGGGGACGAGGGGCGAGGGGCAGGGGGGGGGGGAGCCGGGGCAGCTTCTCGTCCGATGGGAGACAGGATCCTCGCTCAGTTTGATCCCCGGCGTGGACTCCTTCCGCATCGTGCAGAAAGACGGTCAATCATGAACGAGAAGGTTGTTTCCCAAATCATGGATATCCGTGATTCGGGGCAGGTGAATATGTTCGATGTTCCTGCGGTTCAGCGGATAGCGTTTGAGAAGGGATTCTACGAGCTGGTCTGTTACATCGAGGAGGACCGCGCAGCGTATGTGCGCTTCATCCTCACGGGTGAACAATAGGCGATAGTTTCAGCGATTCAGCACAGCCTTTCGGGGCTGTGTTTCTCTCGAAAAATAAGTGTGGTTTATCCGAAATATGACTTGCTATATTCCTCGTTTAGAGTGATATATACACATGGAAAAGGGAACAACCTACACACAGAAAGCGAGGAACACAAAATGAAGAACGCAGAAGCAAGATGGCCGAAGACCACCACGATGGAGCACCTCGATGAGTTGCGGTTCGGGACGAGCGGCGCGATCCTGCGCTACGGCGAGCAGATCCTTGTCGTCGGGATGGAATGTTGGGGTTTCCACGCAGCCGTCTACGAGATGGTTGAAACGCCGGAGGAGACGGGACTGGCAGACATTGAATGCCGCCTGAACCTCGTCGAAGCCGCCACGGAGCTTTTTGAGGACGGCGGGCACGCGATGGCATGGTGCATGAAGCGCATCTAAGCCACGCCGAACAACAAAACAGCCCTTCGGGGCTGCTTCTCGTTTCTGCGTTTTTGAGTCGCTGACGGCGGCTCTTTTTTGATGGGGGTGATTGCTTGCGAAAACTGACGGACTACACACCGACGGAGTTCATGGCAGAGGACGCGCACTATGACAAAGCCGCTGCGGACTATGCTGTGGGCTTCATCGAGTGTCTGTGCCATACGAAGGGGACGTGGGCAGGAAAGCCCTTCGAGCTGATCGACTGGCAGGAACGCATTATCCGAGACATTTTCGGAATTCTGAAGTCGAACGGGTATCGCCAGTTCAACACGGCGTATGTTGAGATTCCCAAGAAACAGGGAAAACAGCTTGCTCTCGATACGAAAATCCCTACCCCGAGTGGATTTACCACGATGGGTGATATTCGCGTGGGAGATACCGTTTTTGATGAAAACGGACAGCCCTGTCGTGTTGTCGCCAAAAGCGATGTGGATGATACGGAGCAAGCCTATCGGCTGACTTTTCGTGACGGCTCGTCCATCGTGGCAGGGGAACGGCATCTCTGGAATGTGGATTACATCATCGGGAAGCCGCAATCTGTGCTTTGGACAACAGGTGATATTTATCGCCGAACGATGAAATATCGGGCGCGGTATGCGGACAACGATAAAGAGGCACGCCGTTCCATTATCCGTATCCCCGTGGCAAAGCCGCTGAACCTCGCAGAGTGCGATCTTCCTGTTGACCCGTATCTTTACGGATATTGGCTCGGCAACGGATGCGCCACAAAGCCTGAAATCACCATCTGCGACAAGGATGTACAAGCGGTCACTCAGAATGTGCCATATGCTCCATACAACAGCATTCCTCAGCCGGGAAGTGTGCGCGTGTACTATGAGGAACTAAAGAGCATTCTCGTGTCGACATTCCGCGATAAGGTGATCCCAGTCGCATATCTTAGAGCCTCGGAGCGACAGCGATGGGAACTCCTGCAGGGGTTGATGGATTCTGACGGATGTATCGGCAGTCGGAAAGCGCAGAGCGTTTACGTCAGCACCATCAAGCAGCTTGCCGAATCAGTACGCGAACTCTTGTGGAGTCTCGGCATCAAGAATGCCATGACGGAAGCACCGTCTACGCGATGCGGAAAGCCGACGGGGGAGACATTATACATCATACGATTCACCACATTTGACGATCAACCGACATCAAAACTGCATCGGAAAATCTGCCGGAAACGGGAGCGGGTTAAGGAAACTCGCTCCTGTTTTCATTATCTGGCAGATGTTGCGCCGCTCAAAGAGCGTGTCCCCATGCAGTGTATTCAAGTGGACAGCAGAAGCCATTGTTATCTTGTAGGGGAATCCTTCGTTCCAACCCACAACAGTGAGCTTGCCGCTGCGGTCGCACTCCTCCTTTGCTGTGGAGACGGCGAGGAACGTGCCGAGGTGTACGGCTGCGCTGCTGACCGTCAGCAAGCGAGCATCGTCTTTGAGGTCGCAGCAGACATGGTGCGTATGTGTCCCGCACTCAGCAAGCGGGTGAAGATCCTCGCCTCCCAGAAGCGCATGGTCTATTTACCGACCAACAGCTTCTATCAGGTGCTCTCGGCAGAGGCGTACTCGAAGCATGGCTTCAACATTCACGGCGTGGTATTTGATGAGCTTCACACACAGCCGAATCGCAAGCTCTTTGACGTTATGACAAAAGGCTCCGGCGATGCACGAATGCAGCCGCTTTACTTCCTCATCACTACGGCGGGAACGGATACGCAGTCCATCTGCTACGAGACACATCAGAAAGCAGTGGATATTCTAGAGGGGCGAAAGATCGACCCGACCTTCTATCCCGTGATCTATGGAGCGAAGGAAGATGAGGACTGGATAGATCCGGAGGTATGGAAGCGGTCAAATCCGTCGCTTGGCATTACGGTCGGCATCGACAAGGTACAAGCGGCGTGCGATTCGGCACGGCAGAATCCCGCCGAGGAGAACAGCTTCCGACAGCTTCGTCTGAATCAATGGGTGAAGCAGTCTGTACGGTGGATGCCGATGGATAAGTGGGATGCGTGCGCCACACCTGTGGATGCCGAGTTCTTGGAGGGGCGTGTTTGCTACGGCGGGCTTGACCTTTCCTCCACGATGGACATTACGGCATTTGTGCTCGTATTCCCGCCAACCGAGGAAGATGAGCCGTTTGCCATCCTTCCGTACTTTTGGATTCCCGAGGAGAACATTGACCTGCGTGTGCGGCGCGACCACGTTCCGTATGACGTGTGGGAGAAGCAGGGCTTTCTTATGACCACCGAGGGGAATGTTGTGCATTACGGATTCATCGAGACGTTCATTGAGAAACTGGGCGAAAAGTACAACATCCGCGAGATCGCCTTTGACCGATGGGGCGCGGTGCAGATGGTGCAGAACCTCGAAGGCATGGGATTCACCGTTGTTCCGTTCGGGCAGGGCTTCAAGGATATGAGCCCGCCGACCAAAGAGCTGATGAAGCTGACGCTGGAAAAGAAAATAGCGCACGGCGGGCATCCCGTCATGCGCTGGATGGCAGACAACATCTTCATCCGCACCAGATCGGAAGAGCGCATCAAGGCGGACAAGGAGAAGTCCACCGAGAAGATCGATGGTGTGATTGCGCTCATCATGGCACTCGACCGTGCGATCCGCTGTGGAAATGATACGTCGGAATCGGTGTACGAGAGTCGGGGCGTGTTGGTGTTTTAGGGCGATCGTATACACGCTTTATCTTCACATATGGCCTTGCTATTTCTCGGATTATACGGGAATATACACATACCGAAAGGGAAAACCGAAGGAGCCAGAAACGGAGGAAAAGAAAATGAACAAGCAGGAAATCGCCAAGATCATCGAGAGCAAGGCTGCCGAGTACGGACTCAAGCTGCAGGAAAACACGATGGGCTGGGCAAACGAGAGCAACCACGACAGCTACATCCGCATCGAGGTTCGCAAAGAGAGGGATTATGACAAGACGGATTGGGAAGCCCGCAAGGTTTTCTGGGACATCAAAGCCAACGCCGGCATTTGCCAGATGGGCGGAGATCCAACGCCGGAGGAACTTTTGAAAGCCGCCGACGAGATTGCGCGGGGCGCGAAATTCACAGCCGACATCAACAGCATGGAGCTTTCCTGCATCGAAATCTTCTAAGCTGAAACGATGGAGCACCGCTCGAAAGGGCGGTGCTCTTGCTCTCATCATCTTGTGTGGCGAGATTTTTTGGAAATGGAGGTTTCCATGAACCTATTCAGCAAACTCTTCCGTTCGCGGGACAAGCCTATGAATCATCTCGGTGGCTTGTCCTTTTTGTTTGGACAGACGGCGGCGGGTAAGGCAGTCAACGAACGGACGGCAATGCAGACAACGGCAGTCTATGCCTGTGTGCGTATCCTCGCCGAATCCATCGCAGGGCTGCCGCTCCATATCTACGCCTACCAAGGACAGGGGAAAGAGCGTGTGCCGGAGCATCCGCTGTACTTCCTGCTCCACGATGCGCCGAATCCCGAGATGACCTCCTTTATATTTCGCGAAACAATGATGAGTCACCTTCTTTTGTGGGGAAATGCCTACGCACAAATTTTGCGGGATGGCAGGGGCAAGGTTATCGGACTCTATCCACTCCTCCCGGACAAGATGGAGGTGAGCCGTGACAGCCGCACAGGGGAACTCTACTACACCTACACGAGAAGCACAGAGGAGAATCCGAATTTTGTGAACAAGGGGCAGATTCGTCTGCGACGTGAGGATGTGCTGCATATTCCTGGACTCGGCTTCGACGGACTTGTTGGCTATTCTCCAATCGCTATGGCAAAGAATGCCATCGGCATCGCTCTGGCAACGGAAGAGTATGGCGCGGCATTCTTCAAGAACGGAGCGCGTCCGGGTGGTGTGCTTGAGCATCCGGGCGTTCTGAAAGACCCGTCGAAGCTCCGTGAAAGTTGGCACGCCGTCTACGGCGGCACGATGAACACGGGCAGGATTGCTGTTCTTGAGGAAGGTGTAAAGTATCAGCAGATTGCCATACCGCCCGAGGAGGCGCAGTTCCTAGAGACGAGGAAGTTCCAGATTGACGAGATTGCACGGCTCTACCGTGTGCCGCCGCATATGGTCGGGGATTTGGAGAAGTCCAGTTTCTCAAATATCGAGCAGCAGTCCTTGGAGTTCGTCAAATACACTTTGAATCCGTGGGTCATGCGATGGGAGCAGTCGCTTCAAAAGGCTCTGCTGGCGGACAAGGAGCGGAAGGATTACTTCATTCGCTTCAACGTGGACGGTCTTCTGCGCGGGGATTACAAGAGCCGTATGGAGGGCTACGCCATCGGGCGGCAGAACGGATGGCTCTCCGCGAACGACATCCGCAGTCTCGAAGATATGAACCCCATCGAAGCGGAGGAAGGCGGCGATCTCTATCTCATCAACGGGAATATGACAAAACTGAGGGACGCAGGTTTATTCGCCAACAAGAAAGGAGAGGGCGATGAAACGTAAATTTTGGAACTGGGTGCGGAACGAGGGAGAGAAGCGTGTCTTGCTTCTGGACGGTGAAATCTCGGACGAAACGTGGTGGGGTGATGAAATTACACCTCAGATGTTTCGATCTGAGCTGAACGCCGCCGAGGGAGATATTGACCTCTGGATCAACTCACCAGGCGGGGACTGCTATGCGGCAGCGCAGATCTACAATATGCTCATGGAATATAAGGGAAACGTCAATGTCAAGATTGATGGTATTGCCGCCTCTGCTGCATCCGTTGTCGCGATGGCAGGATCGACCGTCGAGATTTCACCCTTGGGGATGTTGATGATCCACAATCCCATGACCGTCTCCATCGGGGATACACACGAGATGGAGCGGACGATTACCTTCCTTGCCGAAATCAAGGAGAGCATCATCAACGCCTACGAACTCAAGACGGGGCTGTCCCGCGCGAAGATTTCACGGCTGATGGATGCCGAGACATGGATGAATGCAAAGAAAGCGGTGGAGCTTGGATTTGCGGATTCCGTTCTCTATGAGAACAGGGAACATCTTACAGGCGAGGCGGCAGACGGGCTGATCTTCTCCCGCGCCGCCGTCACGAACTCCCTGCTCTCGAAATTCGGGCAGGGGACACACAATGTCGATGCAGAGCCGTTTAAGAAGCGGCTCTTTTCTATTTCACACTAACGGAGGGA